GTCGGATACGATATAGAATAGATGGGAACCGCAGTTGCACTCGAAGAACGCCTCCGGTGCGTATGGGTGCTCCCACAACCCCTTCATGGTCTTGCATTGTGGGCATTGTAACTGCCAAGTCCCCACCTCGGCAACCGCCACCCACTTATGCAGGCAGCAGGAGCAGACGGCTGGCCCCGACAGGTGGGGCCGCCGCTCACTGAGGTTGATTATTTCCGCCATTGCCCTGCGGGTCCTTGTTCGGGTCAGCGTCCGGGTCCTGCTCCTGCTGCATCTGCTGGGCGTAGACCAGTGCGGCCCCCGCCCCCATGCCAGAAGCCATCTCTTCCTCGATGGCGTCCTTCGCCTCCTCGTCGTCCAGATAGGCAACGTTGGCCCGGCGGAGGTTGAAGCGCATCTCTTCGAAGGCGATAGCGCCGGCCTGCCACTCGGCGATTAGCTGGGCGCGGTCCTGAGCGGACATACGGCCGATCTCGAAGTCGGTGTTGAGGTCGAACTCCGGCTCCTGGTCGGTGCCGAGGAAGACCCCACACCACGTCAGGGCCGCCCGGTAGGCCGCGGCCACGTTCTTCGCGCATGTGGCCAGAATGGATACCTCGGAGGCCTCCTCCTGCCGGGCCTCGGTAGCCGTCCGCTGGACAGCCGCCTGTTCGACCAGCTTGGCACCGAGGGCGACCATCTGGCGCTCCTTCAGCTCCATGGCCTCCTTCGGCATGGTGTTCGGGTTGGCCTGCAGCAGCCCAGCGGTGCCACCCTGCGGGAGCGGGATCGCCGCACGGGAGCCGAGGTGCACCTGGCCCTTGAGGACCTCCTCCACCCAGTCCTTCGTCAAGCCGGCGAGGTACGGGGTCGGCTGCCCCACGATGTAGCAAGCCTCCTCGTAGTCGGCGCTGTTCCGGTAGTGGGCGATGTTGAGGGTGGCCAGGTCGTAGAGCGGCGGGAGGTCCACGTTCGGGTCGTTGTTGACCGCCCCGACGAAGGTGAACGGGATCTCCTTGAGGTTGTTGCCGCTGGCGTCCAGTGGGTAGTAGTGCTCGTACTCCTGGTGGGTGCCATTCGCCTCCCGCCAGATTTCGACCCGGTAGGCCCCGGTCTCCTCCTCCAGACGCAAAACCCGCCACTGTCGGTCGAACTTGACCTCGAAGCCGTCATCCTCCACCACGTAGGACTCGGCGATGACCACAAGGGACAGGAGCTTCTTCGCGCCGACCGTCTTGGTCCGCCAGTTGATGATGTCCCACGGGTCGTAGAGGATGATGGTAGGCCGCACCTTACCGTCCAGCAGATCCTGCCGGCTCGCTGCGCCTTCCACCTTCGGATAGTCGACGAACAGGCCGCACCGGCCGTAGCCGAGCACCTCGCCTAGTGCCTTCTTCGACTGCTGGTCCAGCGCTACGCCGGCCCCGTCGGTGTCGATAAGCAGCGGCTCCATCAGGGCGGGCAGCTTGGCAATCGGGTCCTGCTGGAAGACCTGGCCCACCAGCCCGGCGTGGGTCCGCTGGGTCACGTTGTAGAAGACGGCCCGTTCGACATACTGGTCGTACCGCTTCTTGTTCTCCTCGGAGAGGTCAGCGGGGTTGGGCTTGGGCAGGTACTTCTCGCGGGCGTCCTTGACGGCCTTCTGGCCGCTCAGGCAGTCCTTGACGAGGTCCCACCGGCCCTTCATCTTGGCGACTTCGTCGCGCACAAAGCTCACGTTCGGCATAGGTACCTCTTATTGGTGCAATCTCCGCGCGAGGGGGATTAGATTCGCATGTCACGGCAAATCGTGACGAGGTGGTTCGGCTCATATCGCCACGGCTCGGCCCACCCAAGCGCTGCGGCAATGGCCTCGCTGCAAAACCAGCCACTCTGCGAATCCGGGATGACCGGCAGCACGAAGCGGAGGTTCCCCGCGAGGTCATACGGCTCGCCGTCGTGCGCGCGAAACCACTCCCGCGCCCGCGCAACATCCGCCCGCGGCAAATCGACGAAATGCCAGCGCGACGGGTCGAATGCGATGGATTTGCGACGCACGCCGCCGTCCATCCACGAGGCGGACCACGACTCGACCGGCTCGCCGCGCTCAACCGCATCGCGATCGGCAAACACAAGCTCGACGTGCGAGTACGGGCCACGGCCCACAATCCGCACGGCCCGGTTGTAGAGTCCAGGCAGGCCGGGGCGGGTGCCGTGGTACGCGGCCAGGATCACAGCGTCACCATCAGCGCAAACCCCGCGTCGATCTGCGCCTCGGACAGCCCGAACGCAGCGGCAACCGCGAGCAGCACGGGATTTGCCCGCTCGAAATGCAGGCTGGCGTCGTACAAGTCGATCAGGTCGAGGTCGGCGGAGTCAGCGGGATCGAGCGCAGCCCGCCACGCCGTCACCGGGGCGCGCAGCCCGAGCCGGGTCAGCCCCTGAAGGAACTGCCGGCGCGTGACCTTTTCGACTCGCGGCACCGGGGGCGTGCCGGTGCGAACTTCGTAGCGGCCTCCGCCAGTGGCGATGAGGTACTCGCCCTCTGCCAGCGCGGGCAGGGTCTCGACCGGAATCCAGTGGTCGGGGACGCCAGCGCCCACATCGATTTCCTGCGCTTCGCCCGTCCAAACGAGCGCGTCATTCAATTTGATGATCGTCTGCATGTCAGGCTCCTGCGTAGATGAACGCGCGCGCCTCGCCGCTTGTCGCGTTCGGCAGCGTCGGCAGCTTGAAATGGGTGCTCGGGTTGTAAGTCAAAGCTGGGGCGTTGGTCATGACCCGATTGCCGACGCCATCGGCCGAGACAGCACAAAACAGCGATAGCTCAGGAGACCAACAGACCGCGTACCAGGCGTTATCCGCTGCACTGGCACGCGCGGTCCAGTTGATCCCGTCCGGGGAGGTCATTACCCGATTGCCAACGCCGCTGATGGCGACGGCGCAGAAAATCGACAGTTCCGGCGACCAGCAAACCGAGAACCACGCGTTATCTGCCGCACTCGCACGGGAGGTCCAGGTAACCCCGTCCGGGCTGGTCATGACCCGATTTCCGGTGCCGGATGCGGCGACGGCGCAGAAAATCGACAGTTCCGGCGACCAGCAAACCGAGTACCAGTTGTTATCTGCTGCACTTGCGCGGACGGTCCAGTTGATCCCGTCCGGGGAGGTCATTACCCGATTTCCGGTGCCGCTGATGGCGATGGCGCAGAACAGAGACAACTCCGGGCTCCAGCAGACGGAGCGCCAGGCGTTATCCGCTGCACTCGTACGAGCGGTCCAGGTCCCAGCTCCGTCCGGCGCGGTGCCGATGGTCGCCCGCAGCGCGGGGTACGCGGCAATCGAATACACCGCCCCGTCTGCTGGCAGGTAGCCGTCGTGCTGGCGCCGCGCATAAATCACCGACCCGACGCCCAACTCACCCACGGCGAGGCCGAGGGATTTTCTAACCACCCCACCCGGGCCCGTTACCGCAGTGACTGGGGATGAGCCCGAATCCGGGTCTAGAGCGTTATCAGGGACAAAAAGCTGCTGCTCCTGAAAGGTGGCCCGGGTATTAATAGTGGGCCTAACTTGTTCGACCCCGCCTGTTAGGTCCCAAGTAGCCAGGCCGGCCTGAACGAGGCGAGTTAGTATATCGTAGGATACATCGCGCAAGATCGTCCCACTTGGGTGACCGTACAAGCTGGTTAACGTTTTGGCACTCATAGCTATGCTCCTTATGAAGGAAGGGTGACCTTAATTGATGTGGCCATCCGGTTGTTGCCTGCTAGGACACGGTAGCGAACGTCGTCATACACGTGATCTTCGGCCTCTGTATCAACATCGTCCTCATTATCCTCGTCCCGAGGGAGAACTGGCAAGGTGGCAATGGCGGCCCGACAGTTGTCCATGAAGTAGAGACCTGGCCCCTCCTTCGTCTTGGACGCCTCGAGGCGGTCCCGGATCAGCTGCAGGCCGTTGGTGCGGGAGCCGGGGCGCTTATCAGACTCGATCCAGTCCACCCCCTCGTCGGCCATCTTCTTCTTGATGGACTCGACGTCCTTCTCGTTGACGTTGCTGATCTGGTTGTCCGCCGGCCCCGCCTTGACCCGGGACTCGATCCACCCCTGCTCCGTCAGCATCTTCTCCCGCTCCTTGATACCCTTCGCGATCTCCTTAGCGGACAGGCGGAGGCCCTTGTTCAGGCCGATCTCTTGGGCGCCATACCACTCCGCGATACGGATCAGGGTACCGGGCGGTGGGCAGAAGATGGTGCCGTCCGGCAGGGTGGCTTCCTCGCCATTGGCCTCAGCCCACCAGCCCACGCTGAACGGGTGGCTGGAGCCCCAGTCGAAGGACCGGTCGATGCGCCAGGTCTTCGGCACCTTGAAGCGCGGCAGGATGAGGTGCTGGCCCCACAGGTCGTCGAGGGCACCACCGGCCACGATGTCCCAGTCGCCCCACAGCCACGCCCGGCGCTTGTTCTCCTCCTTGATGGATTCGAGCTCGGCCACGTACTCCGGGCTGAGGTAGCGGTTCTCCTTGTAGGAGCCGAAGATGCGGACCTGTGTCTTGACGATGATCTCGCGCTGCTGGGTCCGCGGGTTGAAGACGTCGATCTCCTTGCGGACCACCTGGCCCGGCTCGGCGACGTCGATGAAGCGAGACTTGACCCAGTTGTGGCCAGCGCCATACGGGTTGGTTGTGCTGAAGACCACAAGAGGGATCGGGGGCAGCGGCTCCATCAGCCCGGTCTGCGCGTTGATTGGGCTGTGCTCCTCGGGCAGGAAGGAGGAGCGGTTGCAGCTCATCATCGCCTCGTAGAGCTCCGGGGTCGGGTACTTGGACAGCTCGTTCCAGCCGATGAACGGGAACTCCTGACCGTGGTAGTTCCAGTAGTCGGAGATACGCTTGATCTGGCGGAACAGGAGCTCTTCCCCGGTCGGCCAGACCCACTTGTAATCGCTCTTGGAGGCCAGGAACTTGGCCCCGTCGAAGAACTTCGGGTACCAGCGCTGGGACTTGGCAATCAAGTCGTCCAGGTTCTTGTATTCACGGTCGAAGATGATCCCGCGCCAGAAGGCCCCGTAGCCCCGGCCCACCATCTTGCGGAAGAACATGACCTGCGCGTCGGTCTTACCCGGGCCGCGGGTGCCCTCATACAGGATGTGGTGGCACGGGCAGGCCATGGCCAGGCTCTGAGAGCCCGGCAGGGGTTGCCAGACGACGTTAGGAGCGGACATCTTCTTTGAGCTGCTTCTGCGCGCCGGAGGCTTGGGCTTCCCAGTCGTCGACGCTGCCAGCCATCGGGACCATCATGACGCCACCCTTGTGCTCGACCTCCGCCTGGATCTTGGTCGGGGCCTCGTAGCCCATGATCTTGGCCAGCAGCCCGGACGCGCCGACACGGGCGCCACCCTGCTCGCGGTCATCGAAGGCGATGGACTTGACGTTCAGAATGAGCTCCTTGCGGGTGATGAGGTTCTCCTCCTCAATCGCCTCACGGAGCTCCTTGAACCGCTCCTGCACGTAGGGCTCGCAGAACAGGTTGCAACCCTCCTTGTGGGCGCTCCGAGTCGGGACCCCGGCGTAGATAGCGGCCTGGTACTTGGGCAGCCCGAGGATGAGGCCATCGACAAAGCGGTCGCGGCGCTCCAGCATATCGGGCGACATGTTCTCTTTCGTGCGGCGGGCGAGCCGCTTTTGGTTGGCGCTATCTGCGCGCTTGGCGTTGGGGCCTGACTTAGGCGCTGCCATCTGGAACCTCCAGTTCAAAACAAAGGGGCCAGCACTGCTGACCCCTTGATGATAGGTGGCGAGGAAGGCGCTTGGCAACAGTCAAGGCCGCGGACTATTGTACCATCCCTTGAGTCGGAGTACACGTGCTGCGCACTCCTGATATGCGGCATCCGCGGCCAGCCAGTTGTCGATGATGTCCTCGGTGATGGCCACAGGCCGTTCCGTCGGGGGCTCGCAGGCTCGCAGCAGCTCCTCGGGTGGGCGCTCCCGGATGTACTCAGTTCGGACGAGGGGTTCGGTTGTTGAGCACCCCGCGCAGATCATCAGGCACAGGGCGCTGCAGATACTCGCGGACATGTTCATTGGTTGCTCCGAGGCTCTTGACAGCGGAATGGGTGGCCCCGGTGGTACGGCGGATGGCCGCCACATCCGAGGCAAGGCCGGTCAAGGCGTCGGAGTCACGCTTCCGCTGCTCCTGCAGGTCCTTGATGGTCTGTTGGTTGTCCTGGTTGACCTGCTCGGCCATCTGGAGCTTGGTCTGGGCCAGCTCCAGGTCCTTGGCCATGGTCGTCCAGCGGTGGTAGCCATAGAAGGCCGCCGCAGCGACCCCGAGGGCCAGCACCCCGTAGATGATGGGGCGGTAGGGGTCAACCTTGCTGAGGAGGGTCGCGACGGTCATCGCCCTTGTACTCCGGTGCGAAGGGATTCTCGTCCGCGATACCAAGGCGCTTGCGGACCACCTTCTCGATCAGCTTGACGCTGGCCGCGGCCCCCAGCCAGCCGAGGAGGCCGACGATAACCCCGGTCCATTCGTAGGACAGGCCCATCGCCTTGCACATCAGGATCGCCAGATAGCCGACAAAGCCGGAGGCGCAGGCCTCCAATCCGGCGACCAGCCACTTGACCTTACCACCACGTTCGACGACTCGCATAAGATGCCCCAGTAGTCCAGCCAGCGCGGCCAGCAGGACGAAAGCTATCGTCTTCTGGCCTTCGTTCGTCTCCCACATCCCCTAGTCCCCCAGCAGTTCAAAATGCGGACCGTCAAAGAAGCGCTCGTCGCGCCACTCCCCGTTTTGGTTCCAGTCGCCGCCCCAGCGAAGCCGGATGCCCAGCTCGGCGGCGCAGTCCAACACGATCTTGGCTTGGTCGGCCCAGACCTGTGGCTGCTTCCAGTATTCGTTCTTGAAGGGATGGGGGTAGATGTCAACCGCGTGGGAGGGGTAGCGGTTGTGCTTGCTCTTAGGCCACGGGGTCTTGCTGAAGCCATCCCGGACCGCGGCATCCTGAGCGGCCTTGCTACGATGGCCCTCGCGCACGGAGAAGTCGATGCGCTGGATGGCCAGCTCCATCACCCGGACAAGGCGGGGGTCACAGGTCTCCAGACGCTCGCGCGACTTCTTCGAAAACACAGGCATCGTGGCACCCCCATAACAGTCCAATGGGAGCCATTATAGGGGTGCAATTTTCGCCTGGCTAGGGTCGGCTTTTACCATCCAGCCGCGCGCTGGATCTCCTCCTGCAGGCGCCGCGTCACCTCGGGGCCGACGG